TGCTTTTGACGTTGAACAGACTTTGCTCCACGAGGCAGTTGCCCACTATGGATTACGTCAGTTGTTCGGAGAGCATTTTGAAACATTCCTCGACAATGTATTCAACAATGCAGATGAGGCTATCCGTCAGCGTATCGTTGCCCTTGCTGCAAAGAACGGCTGGGATTTCCACAAGGCTACGGAAGAATATCTTGCTATGCTTGCAGAGAACACCGAATTTGAGAACACCAATGCAAGTTGGTGGAGGCAGATTAAGGATTTCTTCTTGAATATGCTTCACAAGATAGGTTTTGAGGATTTCAGAGGAGTTACTCTGACTGATAACGAACTTCGCTATATCTTGTGGCGCAGTTATGAAAACCTTGCAGAGCCGGGCAGATACCGTAGCATATTGGGCGAAGCTGCTGATGTGGCTAAACAATACGAGTTGGGTGTTGGTAACTATTCAGATACCAACCTCAACCCGAATTTCGCCGCCGAAAGCGATGATGACCTCTATCGTGATGGAGACCCCAAAATACACGAAAGGGAATTGGCACGAGACCGTTATGAAAGACGTGTCAAGACAGGTATGTTCCAATCACAGGAGGCATTGCAGGATAGTATGCTCGGACTGAAAGAAGCAATGCAGGCTATCCTTGGCCAAGGAACAAACATTGAAGATGTGGACGGCTTCGAGAATGCTTATTTGGGCGAAAACCGCCTGTCGAGTGTGAACAAAGCCGAAGCAGATGCTTTCGCACAGACATTGTTCAAGCCAATGCTTGATGAGGTTGCCAAACTTTCCCGAAATGAGGCAGAGCGTGAGGAACTGACCGATTATATGATGGCTAAACACGGACTTGAACGTAATGCGTATATGCGTAATGAGGCTATCAATAACGGTGCTACTGATGCAGACCAAACCGACTATGCAGGTTTAACAGCCTTAACAGGTATGGACGATGTTGCCGATGCCGAAGCGGAAGCACAGCGCATTGTTGATGATTACGAACAGGCACACGACACAACTGACCTTTGGGAGAAAGTCAATGCCGTAAGCAAGGCTATTCTTCAAAAGTCATACGATTGTGGAATGATGAGCAAAGAGACATTCGATAAAGTTTCGGCTATGTACGAGTTCTATATCCCATTACGTGGCTTTGACGAAAAGACAAGTGCAGAGGCATACGCTTACCTGTCGCATAAACATAGTGCTTTCAATGCTCCTATCAAGAAAGCAGAGGGACGTAGGTCAAAAGCCGATGACCCATTTGCCAACCTGCAATCTATGGCAGAGGGTGCGATAATGCAGGGCAACAGAAACAAGTTGGTGAAACAGCGTTTCTTGAACTTTGCCCTCAACCACCCGAGCGACCTTGTGAGCGTTAGCGACATCTGGGTAGAATATGATGCAGTAACCGATGAATGGAAACCTGTATTCCCGGACAACATCGAGAGTACAGACACCCCCGAAGAGGTTGAGCAGAAGATGCAGGACTTTGAGACAAAGATGGAGTCATTGGCACAGCAGCACCCCGACCAATACAAGAGAGGTAAAGATGCTATCGGCATTCCTTACCGCATTGTAGAGAGCCGAGATATGAGACAGCACCAAGTTGTTGTGAAGCGTGGCGGTAGAGATTATGTAATCACTATCAACGGCAACCCTCGTGCGGCGCAGGCATTGAACGGACAGACCAACCCCGACAATGATATGTCGGGTGCTATCGGTGCTATTCTTCGTGCAGGAGAAAAGATAAACCGTCAGTTGAGTGCGTTCTATACCACACGTAACCCGGACTTCATCGTATCGAACTTTATGCGTGATATGCTCTACACCAATAGTATGGCGTGGATAAAGGAAAGCCCGAACTACGCTCTGCGTTTCCACAGGAACTACCTAATGGTAAACCCTGTTACAATGAAACGCTTATTGGCGAAATATCGCAAGGGAACGCTTGATATGAGCAACAGGACCGAAGCAATGTTCCATCAGTTTATGATGAACGGAGGCGAAACAGGCTATGCCAATATCCGAGACATCGAGCAGCATAAGAACGACATCCGCAAGGAACTGAAACGAGCAAACGGCAAACTGAAACTTGCACGTGCTTGGAGCCTGCTTGCAGAGAAGTTCGATGAACTGAACAGAGCTGTTGAGAACTGTGCCCGATTTGCCGCTTTTGTAACCTCTCGTGAAATGGGCAGAAGCATTGACAGAGCCATTTACGATGCAAAGGAGATAAGTGTAAACTTCAACAAGAAAGGTAGCGGAGCGAAGTTCTATGACAGCGTAGGACAGACAAAGGCAGGAAACGCAAGTGCATTGGTATCGGGACTTGGTCGTAGCGGTTACGTCTTTTGGAATGCCGCCATTCAAGGTACTACCAACTTCGGGCGACAGATGAAGCGACACCCGGCAAAAGCCTTTACAGGTGTTGCGGCAATGTTCCTGCTTGGTGCTATCGTGGCATATTTGGGTGGCGATGATGATGAGGACGACAAGAACGCATACTACAACCTGCCCGAGTATGTGAGACGTAGTAACATTTTGTTCCGTGCAGGCGACAGTTGGATTTCCATTCCTCTGCCTATCGAGTACAGAGCGTTCTACGGAATGGGTGAACTTATGACCTCTGTATTCAGTGGCAAGGAACACCTTACAGGTGGCGAGATTGCCGAGGCGGTTTTGGGACAGGCTACACAGATATTGCCTATTGACTTCTTGGAGGGTGGCGGTGGATTGAACGCTTTTGTTCCGAGTGCTGCCAAACCATTGTGGGAAGCCTACGTTGCAGAAAAGAGTTGGACGGGTATGCCACTCTATAAGGACACTCCTTTCAATAAGGATATGCCGGAATGGACGAAAGCATACAGCAGCACCAATAAACACATCGTGAACTTGGCGGCAACTCTGAACGAGGCAACAGGTGGCGACCCATACACAAAGGGAGCAATCGACATCAACCCTGCCAAAGTTGAGTATATGCTAAACGGTTATTTCGGTGGAGTGTTCGGTACTATCGACAAACTGACAAAGACTGCTGAAACGATTGTCGGCGACAGAGAGTATGACCCTCGTAGCATACTGTTGGTAAACCGACTTGTCAAGGCAGGCGATGAACGTACCGAGTACCGTGCCGTAAATAATGAGTATTTCCGTTTGAAAGAGGAACACGACCGATTGAAAACCCGATTGAGACACTATGAGGAAGATACCGACAACGGCATCTTTGACTATGCCGAGAAGATAGATTTCCTCTACAACTCGCCCGAATACGAGCGTTACGAAATCTTTGAGGACTACCGCAAGGACATTGACGACCTCTACGATGAAATGCAGGAGGCAGTCGATGATGAAGAGCGCAAGGACATCGAAGCCGAGTTGAACGAACTCAAAAAGGAGATGATACAGGAAATGAACACAACTCGCAAACGTAAATAGTTATACTTGAAAAGAATGCTTGGGGTAGTACCTTTGTGGCTATCCTAAGCATTCTATAATATTCAACGATTATGCATACAGAAAAAGGAAATAAAAGGTTATTGTCTATGAGCCGTATCGCTCCCAAGCGTGATACGGAAGAGATAGACACCGTAGCGATGTCTTCCCGGCAGTTCGGCGACCGCAGGGCGTTCGATGTGCTGATGGAAGCGCAGCACTATTGGAACCAGATGGAGGATTTCCGAAAGGACAGAGAACGCAACAAGCGTTACACCTATGGTTTCCAATGGGACGATAAAATTTGTGTGGACGGCAAGACTATGACCGAGGAAGAGTACATCAAGAGTCAGGGCAATGTGCCGTTGAAAAACAACCTTATCCGCAGATTAGTCAAAAGTGTGCTTGGTGTGTACCGCAGTCAGAGTAAAGAGCCGACCTGTACCGCACGAGACCGAGACGAACAGAAGTTGGGCGAAACAATGAGTACCATTCTGCAATGCAATATGCAACTTAACAGAATGACGGAGGTGTATGCCCGAACAATGGAAGAGTTTCTAATCAGCGGTTTTATAGTACACCGCAAGTCATACGGTTGGCGTAATGGTAAGGAGGACTGTTGGACGGACTATGTTCAGCCAAACAATTTCTTTATCGACAACAATATGCGTGATTTCAGAGGTTGGGACGTTTCGGTGCTTGGCGAGATACACGACATTTCATTTGGGCAGTTGTGTGAGCAGTTCGCCACATCACCCGAGGAATACCGCAAACTCCGTGAAATCTACAAGTGGGCTGCTAAAAAGGAATACATTGCCTCGTATGCAGAGCGTTTCGGATATAGCCGTTTGCAGAATTACGACTTTCTGTTCACGAGCGAGCCGGGACGATGCAGGGTTATCGAGGTGTGGCGCAAGGAACAGAAACCACGTTGGCGATGCCACGACTACCAAAATGGCGACATCTTCAAGATTGACGTTGAGGACTACCAAAGGTGTGTTGTAGCCGAGAACGAGGAGCGTAAAAGAATGGCAAAGGCTGTCGGTATGCCCGAGGAGGAAGTGCCATTGATTAAAGCCACTTGGTTTGTCGATGATTATTGGTATTTCTACTATCTGTCCCCATTCGGAGACATCTTGAAAGAGGGTGAAACGCCATACGAACACGACAGCCACCCATACGTATTCAAGGCATATCCGTTCATTGACGGTGAGATACATTCGTTTGTGGCTGACGTTATCGACCAACAACGATACACCAACCGACTGATTACATTGTACGATTGGATAATGCGTGCAAGTGCGAAAGGTGTGCTGATGATGCCCGAGGATTGTTTGCCGGATGGTGTCAGCATTGACGATATTGCCGAGAGTTGGACCGAGTTTAACGGTGTCATTGTCTATAAGCCGAGCAAGAGCGGCAAAGTGCCGGAACAGGTTGCCAACAATTCGACAAACATCGGTATTGCCGAGTTGCTGAATATGCAGTTGAAGTTCTTTGAGGACATATCGGGTGTTACAGGTGCATTGCAAGGCAAGCCCGGATTTTCGGGCGAGAGTGCTGCACATTACCAACAGCAGACACAGAACGCCACCACTACATTGCTTGACCTGTTGGAGTGCTTCAGCGGCTTTGTTGTGGACGGAGCGTACAAGGATGTCAAGAATATGCAGCAGTTCTATGACAGCAAGAGAGTATTCAACATTGCAGGCAAGAGCGGCGCACAAATCGAGTACGACCCGAAGAAGATACGAGACGTGGAGTTCGATTTGAGCATTACAGAAAGCACAACGACACCTGCATACAGACATCTTGCCAACGATATACTGTTGCAGTTGTGGCAATCGCAGGCAATCAGCGTAGAGCAGTTGCTTGAACACGGAGACTTCCCATTTGCTGATGAATTGTTGCAGAGCATCAAATCGCAGAAAGAGCAGTTAGAGCAGGGCAAAGTTCCTGACGGTCTTTCTCCCGAACTGATGGCAAAAGCACAGCAGGGAGCCAATATGCAAGCCGTAGGAAGATTGCACAGCGCAATGGCAGCATAAAACAGAGGGCGTATAGATTGGTTTTTCTATACGCCCTCTTTGTTTACTTCTTTGTAGAGTGAGAAATGTCTTCAAGATATTCTACGACATCATCTAATGTTACAACTTTGTCTTCGTGGCAGACAGGCTCAATATTCTTTGCCATTGCCCAAATGCCATTTTTCTTGCCGATTGTTCCCTTTGCATTATCTGTGGCATTGGGGTTGTTGGTTAGCGTTGCTATACCGTCAATGTTTCCGTACCTGCCCATTCTTCTTTGATTTAGCGATTGCTTCCAACCAAGAGAAGTATTGCTTCTTCTTCAATGCTACTGCTTCGGCAGACAATTCGCCTGCTCCATTGCGATATGGTGTGCAGTAGAAACACTCCACTTCAAGGTCTCTTACGAATGTGTTGTAATTGATGTAGTGCTTCTGCTTGAGTTTACGGAAATTGTTCCTATCCATAATGACAAGTTGTCCGCTTGTACCACTTGTTGGCATTACATAGTAACGCTGTCCGTTCTCACTGTGTGCCTTGTCTGCTTTTCTCACTGCCTCACGCAAACGAAGAGAGGCTTTGAATTTCTTGAAAATGTTCATTGTTCTGTTGTTATTTAGTTAAACTTATATTGTTGCGGCAGATACCGCCTTTCTCTTCTTGGTTATAAACCTGCCCACACGAGGAACAAACCTCGGCAATTCCATTTCAAAGAAACAGATGTGCAGACCTATTGCACGTGTCATCAGCAAGTCATCGTGTTTTCCTGTAATTGCTCCGAATGCTCCGTTCGGTTTCTTCTCATAGCACA